TCATTAATGATGAATCATAAAATACCTTAAGGTTATTATAGATTCTTCGTTCTAGTTCTAATAATAAATCATCTCTATAATCACCATAAGCAGGAGTTATACTTCCATCATGTCCTTGGATCACATATATAGGAGTTATTAATGTATCATCTAAATACTTAGATGGGACATAGGATGGCCATAAACCAAGCTTGGTTGGAGTAGGTGGACAAAATGAACCATCAGTGTTATTGTATTCCTTAATTAAAATTTGATCATTTAATTCTAATTCTGTTTTCAACCTAATCATTGTTGGTGTCATTAATTCATAATCAGATTTTCTGCTCAGAGTTCTAATTGTATTGTCACGAATTAATTGTACCAAGAATGCAACAGAACCACTGGTTCCTATCATATGACTATAATTAAGAGTAAAGTCCGTGTAATTTATATCATTGATTATATATGAATTGCTTACATCTGGATCTCCAAATGCAAACATATCACTAAATGCAAAAGGAAATGTATTATTTTTAGCAACAGTGATTTGATCCATTATTGAATCAAACATAGAATCTAAATTCATGCTATATGGAACCTGGGTAGCGGCTGTCATAAATTTTTGCTTGAATTTTGTATATTCAATCTTTGCAAACCTAATAGAATTAATTAAATTTGAATAATCATCTGTTAATAAAAATCCTGATAGCATAGATCCAGAAGAATTTCTAACCATTAAATTACTTAAATTCTTAACATATAAATCTTGTAAGTTACTTTTTCCAGGATATGAACCAGTCAACGAAACATTTTGTACTGCTGAGCCTACATGTTGTCTAATTTGTCCAAGTGTCATATACTCCAATATACTTGAAGTTGGATTCGTTAGTACATTCGATGGAATTTCAAACTTGGTCAATACTTCAGATGTTTTAGATTCAACATTTGGATTCCATGCTCGTACTTCAATGTAATCATCAGTAATCAATAAATTCGTAAATGTTATTTCTTGACCAGACCATATATAATCAACTCCAGATATTAACAATTTTCCATTTTTATATACGAATTCTGTTCTATAGAAGTCATTTTGTGATGGCTCAAATCCTACTGTTATCTTGGATCCACCAAATGAATCGGCTAATCCAGCAAATAAAATAAATTGCTTACTCTTTTCTGGAGAAATTATATAATCATTTTTATATTCATTTCCTTCCAAGAAAAAACAAATATTACTCTTAATTGTTTGTGTTTCTTGTTCGATAATATAATCATATGATCCAATCTGCATAGAATTTGAAAAAATTATATCACCAACACCATTTACTGTTTGATATTTTAATGGAAATCCTAATACAACATCATTAGACCCATATCCAATTGAATACTCGAGCAAGGTATTTCCATTAAATGATGACCCAGGATAAATTGTTGCATCAGTTAATGATATTTTATTAGAATCAAATAAATCAAATCTAGGAGATTGTTGTATGGTAATTTTTTGTTGCCTTGATACATTCCATGACATTCCATCATATGTCATTACTTTCTTACCACCGATAGCACCAAATTTAATTAAAAGATGATCAGTAATTTTAGGTAAATGATCATCTGCAGGAACAAAATTAATGGTCTTGACAACTTCATTAATTGATCTAACATATAAATTAATAGTAGATCCATTATCAGATGAAATAAATTCAAATCTGTAATTTCCTTCTATGGCCGGAAGAACATATCCTGTTGGTAAAATTACATTCTCAGGTAATGTGAATGAATGATTACCATCTAATGTAATATCCAATATCAATGATGTCGTTAAACTAGATACCAACCAATTTGAAAATGTTATATCCACATTACTCAATAGAGTAACCGTTTGATATGCTCCTAACGAAACATCTATGGTAAAATTAGTATTCTTAGTTGCAAGATCATATCCATTGATTTGATTTGATTCAATAAGCCATGTTCTGTTAGTCACAAATTCATGATCAGAGTCTTTAGCAAAAATAATTCGCATGCCATCTAATAACAACACTCCATCAATCATAACTGTTCCAGAAATCTGACCTAAAACATTACTAAATGCATCTGTTTCTTTATTATCGATTAAATCAACAAATTGCTTATATAATGATCCATTATCATATAATTTAATATCTCTATCAAATTCAATGATAGGTCTCTTTGCTTTCTGTGTTACATCAAATAAAATTTCATTCCCAAGTATTGATGCAGTATATTCTATGACATTTTGATGAAACCATCTATTTGATCTTGACCATGCATTTCGATCTTGGCTAGAACGATTAATGGTAAGATAATCAACACCTAATGATCGATTATTTTCAACATCATATGCAACCGTATCATATGGGTTCATATCATAAACACCAGCTGCTGATCCAGAATACAATTCTGGAGTAACTAATTGATCAAATGCAACAAATCGAATTGATGTTCCAACTCCTTCTACGATTACATCTCGATTAGCATAATCTGAAGGTATTACGGTAGTCGTGGCAAATCTTAATTTTAATCCATTCATCAGATTAATATTTCCAATTGTGCCGGTTGATGCACCAATAATTGATGTCAAATCATGTGATCCAGAAATTATAATTACATCAGGCCCTGTTGGTAACCAATAATAATTATGATAATTTACGAATTTGTCGTAATCAATTGGCGGAGCCCATGTATAAAATTCTTGTGAAAACAATTTATTTTGATTTGAAGTGTCAACACCATAGAAATTTAATTGATTCAATAAATCATCATAAGTTATTGCTCTTTGTGGTTTGTATAATGAACTATTAACTACTGTTCCTGGCATAAATTGATAATTCTGTCGAAGAGCTGTAGTTGATCTCAAATATTGATCAGTTGTTCCATAAATGCCACCACGATCTCCAATATATCCATAAATTTTTGATGGCACATTTGGTTGAGTTAATTGATCTAATGTAGCATTCAAAAAGTTTTTATTAGTATCAGTTCTAAATATACCAGGTAATAATGAACTATTTGGACGTTGTATTCTAGTCATGTTAGGTGATTGCTCCTGATGCTTTTATGTTTTCTGAACTAATTCCCTGTATTATAGATACATTTTCAACTGTGGCTGTACTAATAAACAATTCATTGGCCTGTGATTTAATTTCAAACAATCCACCAAAGGATAATGCGGGATCATTTGGAACAATGACGATACTATTTGCTATACCAGACATATTTTGATGTAAGTATGAAACTAATTCTGTGAAATAGAATGTATCTCCAAAATCAAAATTACCTAAGGAAAAATATTGATTGATATATGAAATCAAAGTAGATTTGATTTCATTGTCACTAACCGTTGCATTTGTATTTTTAATGACCTTAAACATGGCTTGATATTGTGGATCTGCCGTTGAACCAAATAATGATTTATAGGTAACTGGAAAAAATACTATTTCATCTGAAATACTCTTATAATTTTCTAAACTTCCATATGACAAATTCAAGTCATCACTCGAAGGTGGTATTGGCATTGATCCAATTTGACCATTATAAATCCAGGCTCTGAATGCTGTATCATAATTTTGTGTCAACACATATAATTCCATGATATTACTTGAACTTGGATCAATTCTCTTATTATTCAATGCATAATGAATATGCTCAAAATTAAGATCATCGCGACCAACTTTGGCCACATATGATCCATCTGTAATTTCTATCAAACTTCCAGAATTTAATTTATAAAATTTATCAACCGTATAATCATATACTAATTGTCCATTGATATAATTCGATAATGTCAATATTGAATGATTATTCGTTATGATAAAATTGTTCTTATTAATCCATGTTAATCTAGGGAAATTTCCAGCATCTACTATTTTTTTAAAAAATACAAAACTGTTCGTTCCAACCAATAAAGTGAATGCATCTGGATGATCTGGAACCGTATTTTCATTAGCATCATAAAAATTAACTAATATCCTATCATTGTTGATAAATCCATCGCTGTCAATAATTGTTCCATATACTAAGAAAGATAAATCCTCTAGAATGGCATCTGATGAATTAGGCTTAATATTGGTTCTATTAACCGTAACATGATCACGAACCACAGAACCCAATTTATAATCATAAATTTTATCAGATGCCTCGAAATAAAATCTATGTTCAAGAGCACTCCCAAAGACATATCGTAATCCACGACTCGTGATTGTATATGTGGTCCCGTCATTAATCAACTTAATTAACCAACTTGCATCTAATCCAGAGTTGGTAACATCTCCTTGATGAGATAAACTAAATTCACCAGATGAATTAAGATTAGAATCCAACACTATATTCCAAGTTCTGTTGATACTGTCATATGACAATCCAAAATTTCTATAATTTTCTATCAATAAAATCATTTGATTTATCATTGACTCTGATAAATTCGTTATAAATTTAGGAAATATTGTTTTTATCTTAGCGGTATTCGGAAGATATTGATTTAATTCGACAGGACCTAATCCTGATAATAAATTTCCCTGTCCATTATTAGTACCATCCAATACTATGGTTACAGAACTTAACCACTTGTTATCTGTAAACCCTTCTTGAATAGTCGTACTTGGTATAATCTGTCCATTTGGAGTAAAGTATAATTTCGTTGGTAATATCTTAATTACTGCATTCAGTGCTGGAGCAACTACAAACGTAATTACTGTCTTTGTTCCGTTAGTATAATAATCAACACCAAATGTTTGTATAACATTGTTAACCAAAACAACAGATGTTGAACTCAATGTTGTTCCTTCTGCTAACGAAAATGATACCGTAGATCCCAATTGAGTAAATATCTGATAATTTGAATCCATTGGATCACTCGTAAAATTTAAAAACGCATCAGATTCAATATATTTTAAATCACTACTGGTATAAGATCCAATTATCTGTGGAGATCCCAAGGAATTCATAAAATATCCCGTGCATCCTCCATTGGTTTCAGTACTCAAATGCCAGGTAACATTCATTGAACTAACATCTATAAGAGGAAAATTATAGAGATAAAAATTACGCAATTCAACGCTTTTCATATAATTTTCAACCTTCGTTGAAATTGCATTTCGTATATCATTCCGAGTTATAAATGTGAAATTCGTTGACGCATCTATTTTTTCTTGATATAAGAATCCATCACTGGCAAAATCAACCGTACTACTATATTTTTGTGTCGGGTCTATAAGATCAAAATATTCACTGATTCCACTGGAAGTTCTATTTACTGCCTTAACTTTAATTATATTTTGACTTATCGTCAATGGAAATACCGTATAATCTTCACCAGTAACCATTCTATTCTGTGTATAATATCCCATTGGAGCTTTGATAGCGATATCATTCTGATCCTCTGTAGCAGCTCCATTGTTATAACTATTTGTTAATGATAAAGTCAATGCCAACGTCTGTGAATTTCCATTTTTATCAATATATGGAATATTGACCATCTGATCAGAAAAATTACTCGAAGTAATTGTTGAAGTTACACTATCACTTTGTCGATAATAAATTCTAAAATTACCAACAGGCATGTCTGAAAATATACCATCTCCAAATTCTAATTGAATCTGATCAAAATCATTACTCTGTACGGCATAAATTTTTCTATTATTCAACGCTAAGCTATTATAAATTACATTTGTTCCCTGCGAGGATTCCAATTTAGTCCATTCTGACGACAGATTTCCAAATTGATCTAATTGGTATAACCATACATCAGTATCATTGATATTAATCACAGATAATTGTTGAATATCATTGGGGATAGTATATGGAAAGCTCAGATCGGTTGATGACCTAGATCCTTGTTTGAAATACATAAAAAATCCAGTATTTGGACTTCCATTTCCTCTACCATCATTTCGATGAAGGAATCCAAAATTTCTATCACCAGGTGAAGATTCATATATCTGGTCCTTATCAGATATATCAGCACCAACAAATTCAAATACTAAACTTTGACCTTCCAATAATTGATTGAATCTAACATATGTTTCAATTCTATTAGGAATGTTAAATCTATAAAGATCAGTTTTGATATTATTAATATTCTTGCTGGCAACTGGTTTTCCTATTTGTTGCGGGCTTATAATTGCCGCATTTAAAATTACCGTAAATTGTTCAACATAATCTGTATTAACAGGGTCATTCCAACTTATTAAGGTATTACTCAATACGTTTCCCATACTATCTGTTATTGGTTCAGTAGTGGAAATTCCAGTAATTTTCATTAATCCCTGAATAGTTTGATTTCTCTTTGGTTTATAATTTAAAAATCTTGCTAATCGAAGTACACTGTCTCGTCTTTGGGCAGTTCCTAAAAAATTTTCGCGAGCATTTAAATCAACTCTATAACTGATGCTTTGAGATACATATGCGATTAAATCAATTAAACTTACAAATTCACTGCTTTCTATGAAATCATTAAAATCTTCAGGATAATTTAATTGCAAATAGTTGATCATTGATCTTCTTATAGTATCAAAATCATAACTATCAAAATTAGCATTTCGAAAACTTTGATAAAGTTTTGTCCAATCTTCAGCCACAAAAAGGCGTTGCTGCCTATCACTTATCGTCATATAATATTTATATTATATAATAAACGTAGTATATAATGTTATCTATTAAATGTTAGATTAATAACATCTGAAGCATCATATTCTGGATAAACCATTTGAATATGAATCTGCATACCTTGATCAAATTCACGAAGATCAATTGCACTAGCTTTCAATCTAGGATCATTATTAACCACTGCCTGAACATCTGCCAATGTCGCATCCTTTGTTCTTTCATCTAAAGGTTCCATAACCATTAATGGAACATCACTCCCAAATGCAGGGTTCATAAGCTTTTCACCTTTTTTAATATGAAAATGATTACTTAAATCTTGTTTCAATGCCTCAAGATCTGTTTGTCGCCATTTTCCAAATGCATTATTAATGGTACTAAAACCTCTATACAATTTTCGTTTAACTGGTTCTTGAATTATAGGCATATATTATTTAGTAACTCTAGAATTAGACTTTATGTGCAATAACAATTATAATCAATATATGCAAGATTATAAACTAGTATATGGATTAATGGACAAACTAAAATTATCCATGAAAAATGACCAAATCTTAAATCATTTTACATCTATTGCAAATTCATTATCTGATTCCAATCAACGAGATGATTGGTACCTAGCTATAATGCATTGGGAACAAACTCAAAATAAGAAAATATCTTAATTCTGTTTCACAACGAATGACTTATATGCTTCGAGTTGATTAATTCTCTCCTGTACAGGCAATTGGTTCAAATAATCAATCCGCTGAGCCTGTGTAAGGCTATCAAATTGTTGCACATCCATACTTGGACCACCTGTTGTTTGATAACTTGGAATTGGATCATATCTTGGAGTTGTCTGAGGTGCAGAATCTATTGATTCAATTGGCGTTGTTGGTGGTTGATTTAATGATTCTTGTATTGGTTGTGAAATTGGTGATGCTGAAGATGGTTCAATAACAGATACAATTGACGGAGTATTGGCAGGTTTCAATTCAACTGGTGCAGGAATTGTTGGCTGTGGATCTACTGGTTTAGATTCTGAAGATTCCACCGTTTGTGGAAGTTGTTGTGATGGTTGAATTGGATCAGCCTGTGACGGATCACCAGATACAAATTTATAACTTTCATCTGGTTTGGTAAGATCCGGAACCTTTGGTTTCTCAGGAATATCTGTACTTACTGGAATAGTTGTTTCAGTCTGAATTTTAGTTGGATCTCCAATAATATCAGCAATAACAACTTGTGCCTTCCTAGTTTTTGTTGGATCAGAATTACTTTTATTAAGAAGATTACTAATTGAACTTAATCCTGATTTTAATTCACTACCTAGTGTATTGAAAAAATCATTCACATTAGATAAAACCTGTTTAGCTGATTTAACTGCTTCTTGCCCAATATTTTCAACACCTTTTTTAGCACCATTCAATACATTCAATGCTCCTTGCTTTAAATCGAAATTATTCATAACATTTTTCATATCAGTGAGATCCATACCTGCTGGCATTTTCAGATCTTTAGGCATCTTATTAATTATATCATCACCAATTAAATTATAACTAGCGGTATCAACACCAGTTGCAATTCGTTTTGAATTATTTCTAAAAAAACTCAACTTATCCATGTCTTGCGCCATTAATTTTGGAATACTGATAATATCACCAACAGTTTTTTCAATTCCTTTTGCTAGTGATGTTGCAATATTTTTCATTGCATCTTTAATTTTAAAATTCTCCAAGAAATTCAAATCATTTTTAATCGCAGTACCATTAAACAAATCTGCTGCCTTTTCGGCCATTGATTTTAATCCATTTGCAATTGAGGATATTGTTCCTGCTATCGCTTGAACTGGAGCTAACAATGTATTAACTAATCCTCGTGCCATTTTAGAACCAGTGCTAGACGTTGCCGTAACAACATTTTCATTCGCAGCCACCACATTAGATCCTGGATCAATTGTATCAAAATCTTGTGTAAATGGCAACTGTCCTTCGGGAGTTCCAACTCCTAATCCCTGTGCTGTTGATCTATACATTCCACCAACAGTTTCTGTTGATATTGGTAGCATTTGGTCTGGATTATTAATAACCTGTGAGGCTGGACCAGTACTCTGAAGTGCATCCCAATTTAAATCTGCAGGATAGCCACTTCCTAAATATGGAGGTGATTCAACATATGGCGCAATTGCTCCAACTTCTGCTGGAGGCACTTTAAACATTTGGATTCCTATTTGGTGTCATATCACTAAAATCTGCACTAGTGATCTGCCTTTGTGTATTATCAGCATCCCAACTTCCATCAAAATTGACCTCATGTCCAGCCCAAGGTTCTGCCATAGGAATTCGTCTAATAAAACTTTCAGGACTACCCCAAGTGCTACTCATTGACAATGGGCTTGTTGTAGATGCAACTCTTCCTCGATTACTATTAATAAACAAAGGCTTTGCATCAATAGAACTACTATTATCAGCATTTATATTGAATGTAGATGCATTTAATATATAATCTTGTCCTACAGACAAATTTAAATCTGATCCTACTGTCAATTTCATATCTTCGTCTGTGTGCATACTAAGCAATCTAGTATTAACTACCATCTGATTTCCAGCTTTTAAATTTATATGTCTTCCTGCATGTAAATTAAAATCTCTATCAGCAAAAAAATTAAAATCAGCTTGAGTTCTAACACTTATACTATCTCGACTATAGATATCTATTTTTCCATCTTTACTTAATTCTATCCAACCATTACCAGTACCAGTCGTAATATAGATCACTCCTTTGGTATCATTCATCGTTATTGTATGTCCACTTCTTGACACTAAGGCAAGATGTTCATTATCTTTATCATCTTCCATTCGAAATACATGACCACCTGTTCGTTGAGAAACAGTATTATATGGACCATCAGTTCCTCCAGACATTATTGAATCAGTTTCCATAATTACTTCTGGATATGCAGTTTCTAACCAACCACTAGGGTTAATATTTCCTTCTGGATCATGTGGCATAATTTTATTTCCAGGAGAACTTATTGAAAATGTTGTGCTTGGTGTATTGATACTTTTCGTCGGTGACCTAATAGTATCAATTCCTAATCCCCTAGAAATATTCACATAGTTATTGGCAGGATCTATTCTACCAGAACTTCCCTGGGCAGACAATTTTCCTCGAGTAGTAGGATTTGCTCTGGCCAATGGATCATTTTCATCTGTAATATTTGGTGAGGCTCCTGATATATCTCGATTCTGATATGGTTCAGGTACACATGCAATGTAAAATCCCTGATTGATATCACCATTTATAAAAATAACAATGACACTCTGATTAATATCAACAGGTTGCATTTGAATTCCACTACTTCTTCTAGGTAAATCTTTAGATGGTGGTGGAGTTGTATTATTCATTGGACTTGCATAACTGACAGGTATCCAGCTATCTGAATTATTTGGATCAGTACCACATATATCTGAAATATAAACTCGTAATCTTCCATGGTTAGTTGGATCCATTGAATCCTTAACAACACCTAGATAATGACCAAAAAAACTTACTCTACCACGTTCAGATCCATATGTTGCTGGTCCTGAAATATTTGGAGTTGCATTACTAACTTCATGTCTACCTTTATTTGCATATTGCTTACCAAACATTTTATTATTCCACTCTTATTCGAGGGTCTCCTGGTGGCCTAATGGCTAATTCTTCTTGTTCTAATACCTGTTCTCTAACTGAACGAGGATCCTCTTCTTCCGGCTCTTCTTGTGGTGGTGGCTCTGCAGGTTGAGGAGCCTGTGATGGTGCAGGTTTTATTCCTTCTTGTTGTGGCGTACTATTTGCAGGCTTACAACATTTAATGTTTGTTCCTATTAGATGCAATTCTTGTGTAAATTTACCATTTCTAAATATATGTTTAATGGTTGTCACCAAATAAATTCCATTAAAATCTGCAGCCTTGAATCCATTATATTTCAAATTAGCAGGATTCACATCAGTTGGAGTCAAAAATTCCAATCCTATAGTTGTGACTTCATTCATTGGAATTCTAGATTCTTCTGTTTTAATAAAATCACGAAATCTATTTCTATTCTGTGGAGAACTTGCTCTTGTGGTAGGATCAGGTCCCGGAACCTTTGATGCAGTAAGTTTATTTAATACTCCAAGATATTCCGGATCACCAATAATTTCAATATCCAATTCCCATTGATTTTTACTTAATGCCTGTTGAAATAATGATTCCATCAAACTAGCATTGAACATTTCATCATATCTTTTTGTTCTACCATCAGATGTGCCTTTTTGTGTAGGACTAAACCAATCAGGTCGATATTCCTTTTGTTTATTTCCTTTACTTGTTACATCATCTAATGTTGGGAAACTGACCTTACGTTGTTGTTGAATACCTCCAGGTTTTCCTTCAGCACCTGGAGTAATTCCACCACCTTGGATAGGCTGTCCTGGTTGTGCAGAAGTATTCAATACCTGAACCATTGGTAATGCTGAATACATTAATCCATCGAATTCCAAATCCCATTTTAATATGTCATCATTCTTTCCAGTAAAAATATATCTATAATTTCTAAAAGTTTTTAGATTAGGTATTTCGCATGGACCATTATTATCAATCCAATTTGGAACCTGAATTTTAATAGGCTCAACAACATATTCAAAAATCATTCCACCTGGAATACGTGGATTATTTGACTGTTGTGCCGGATCAATTTTCAATACGGCCTTAACATCCCACCACCATAACTCCTGTTGAGTTTTATTCTGCTGTAATTTGTTGACTTCATTCGTAACCCAATCAGTTCTTAACATAATTGAATTAATCATTTCTATAAGAGTTGTTCCAAATCCAGCCATATATACTGATGGATGAGGTGCTTGTGTTGGAGAATTTCCTTGTTGTTGACCAGGGCGTGTTCCGCCCATCTGTTGTGCCCTGTTAATAGGTTGGACAAATCTAGTTCTAGATATATCTATTGGAGCTCCATTTCTAAATATTGCCTGTCTCCATTCGTCTGCCACTCGTTTTGCATCAACATTATTCAATTCAACATCTTCTGCAATTCGTATTTTAATTTTATTGCCTTTCATCTGTGGAGGCAACTGAGGTTGTGAGGCATTTAATTTGTTGGCTAATTCCTCCAACACTGCTGGAAGTTTTCCACCTTCACTTAGGGTTATAGTTGATGAAAGTGATTGATTTAATGTAAAGAACATCTTTGATGCAATAGGTATTGCACTACAACGATATTCTGTACCTTTAAATGTAATATCAGTATCAATTTTGGTAAAGATAAACGGAATATGATATTTTCCTTTATAATCTCCATTACTATTAGATGAAAGACTAGAAAAATTCTTTTCTCCAGCAGCCATTGTCAATCCTTGTCTAGAGGTTGCTGTCTTATATCCTTTAAATTCGATCGTTAATAAAAATATCTGTTCAGTTAAGCTAATTGCCTTATTTTGTTCTTCTGTAGGCTTTACCTGTGACCGTTGTGCTACAGATCCCATTTTCTTAGAAACTCTAGGATCTTTTGATAAAGATTGTATGGTAGCTGGGCCTAATGTATTTTTTGCAAGACTTGAACCAGAATATGCCAATCGTTCAAATAATGTTGTTCCCAATGGTTCAATGATTCTCATATCTATTTCTAGAGCAAATGTAGGATTCATAGGCCCAGTCGATCCTGTTCCGGATCCAGCAACAGTTTTAAGAATAAGTTCATCAAAAAACATATCCTGCACACCATATTGATTCTTGTCTTTTAGATCAGCTCCACCACTAGCAATTAATATACTACCTGGTCCAGGAATTTGCAAAGATGTTGTTTCCAATTCTTCACCAGTTGGAGAATTTTGTCCAGCAATTGGTCCAGATTGTATTGTTGTGGGCCCAGTACCCCCACGAAGAGTGTTAAATCCTCCAGTGCCAGGTGTTCGTGTTTCTGGAATTGGTTTTGGTGGGATAGATGCAGTCCCTCCCATAAGTTTATTATAAGTTTCCGTAGTCAACGCACTTATAATTAATCTATAGGTATAATTTGTTAAATCATGCAATGGATTTCTTCCAAGACTTGGAGGTAAAACACATTTTAAATCTACTTGAGATGGTCTAGCAGTTGGATCAGTACCAACAGATGGTGGAGGAGGGGTTGTAGTGGGAGGTGTCACCGGTGATTGAGCTGGTGTTAATGGTGCTTGGATTCCTTCTTCAGCGCCATCCCTAGATACCGTACTAGGATTAGCAATGTTTCCCTGAGAATTTATAACCACTCCTGGTTCAGTTCTTGGATCTACCAAATTTCCTGATGCATCTCGATATGGGCCTTCTGTAATTGCTACCGCAGTATTCCATCTAGCCATAAAATCTGGATTTGCCATATCAGCAGCATTTAATTTGTATCCTGGTGGTAAATCCATTAAGATTTCCATTTGCTCAGTCTTTTGAATTGGAGTTAATGGAGTATTACCTGGAGCATTTGGAGGTGAATATTGATTTGCCCAATCTTGAATTGATAATCCATCAGGACCGGCGGCTATTACCTTAGATCTAGTATCAATTGTTACTGCTCTATATCCATTTAAGGATGTATCAAAATCAGTAAATTGACCGGCCACATTCGAGGTGGCTCCCTGCCAAGCCGTGCTAGGAGTACCGTTTGAAATTAATTTACCTGGATTATTAGTTGCACCCATTTAAATTCCTAAATCTCGTTTCAATGTTGATAATTTAGGGACTCGAATTTGTGTACCTGTTCTAAATGACCATATTGCATCTTTTAATATATTTGGATTCCTATGCATGAATACCCACCATAAATTAGGATCACCATATTGATCAAATGCAAATAAATCTGGTCGCAAATTATAAATTGCATCTATCTGATATAAAATATCATCTAATTCAAATGCAAAGTCACGATATATCAAAATACCTAAAACTCCATTACTTTGACCTGTACTAAAATATGGACTAGAACCAGTATATTCGGCCACTTAAATAAATCCTCCACTTCGAGTTAATGAACCTGTCGCAAATTCCTTAAGACTAAATCGCTCTGCAATTTCTGTTCTACTGTAGATAGGCTGTAAATTACAATTAATCTGAAAAGATGATGGAATATAAGACACATCTTTAAGACTTCCAGATCCCACCTGTCCACCTAATATTTTAGGTAACACATTATTAATTCTTTTATCTAGAATACTAATTCCAGTAATTTCTGGAACCTTTTCTCCTTCTGTGGATTTTCCAGCGGCAACATAATCAACTTCTTTAGGAAGAGTTATGCTCGCAGATTTGCACACGACGGGTATTCCATTAAACATATAAGTTCCATATCCTTTAAGAATTAGAATTGGTGGTGGCCTTCCATTATCTGCACCATCATTTCCAAAATACATTTTAGTAACTGTTCTAAAAAAATGTATTACTCCCATCGCATATGCTGCCTCAGAGGCATCATTAGCAGAAAATTCTGCACTAACATTTATCGTATCTACTTTACTTTTATTATACGCTGGAGTTGCATAATTACTATGTGTTGGATGCATTTCTTCATATTCAGCGGTATATGTCATATCTACTTGTGGAGTATATGGAAATAATACTCCATTCGTTGCTTTAAGAGCCGCAAGTGGACCAGAAGCGAATGATATTGTACTATCAAATGGAATTATTAAACGTAATCTCCAATCCATTTTATCACCACCACTCGTTATTTGTGTATTGATATTATTAACTGGTCTTGCACCACCTGGAGGTACTCCACTAATTAATGATCTAACTGCAATAGATGAATATGCCCCTCCTAAAATTGTTCCTGCTAGTAATCCTAATGACCCTTGACCTTTAAGCCATTCAAATCCATCACTAACTAAACTATCACCACTATCAACTTCAAGAGGAGGAACAAGTTGATTAACTCCTCCTCCTATCAATCCACTAACAGAGCTCGTAACTCCATTTATGATATCAAATATGCCCATAGTTATTATTTAGTTGACTTAAAAAGTGCATATATAATATAGTAATTTGGGGCATCCAAAAGATTTGCCAGTTTAAGGACAAATGAAAATAAACTATCTAAATAACAAAGATATTCTAAAAGAAATACATAAAAGCAAAACTAGTTATTGTAGTTATGTTGATGACGCTTATAAAGATTATGATATAATTTTACCAAATATTAAGAAAATAAACATTAGAACCATTAGCACGGCAAGAAAAAATAGAGCGGCTAGATTGGCAAATCTGGCCTGGAAAGAAGCAATTGAAAATGGTACTAAGGTAAAATTATCAGAATTTGCAATCAATCCCAAGACCATTCTAAAAACTGATATTATATTCAGAATCATGGAATGGGATCATATTCCAGATGCTCCTGGTCGAAAAAAGAATCCCAAAACAATTGCAGATGGTAAGGTAAAAATCAATTTTCCACCATTTCAACATTTTAAATTTAATGATGACAATGAATTGATATGTGTTGGAAAAAGCCATTGGACTGGAGGAATGCAAAATGGTGAATTCTGTATTACTCATGGAAACCTAACCAATAAATTAGCATTGATGTTCATGCGGTTATGTGAACGATATGGAACTCGAAGCAATTGGCGAGGTTATTGTGTTGATGATCAAACAGAAGCACTTACTCAACGTGGTTGGCTCAATGCAGATCAAATTACTGAACAGGATATGATTCTATCGTATTCAAATGATAATCTAAAATGGTCTAGAATAAAATCCATTTATAGAAATGATTTTGATGGATTAATGCATAAAATTACTACCAAGACAGGAATAGATATGTTGGTCACTCCAGAACATAAACTTGTTACTGATCGAGGTTTGATACCAATAGAATATTTGTTGGAAAGTGACAAAATAATTCTAATGGGAAATGCTCTAAATGATTACCAAAATACCAAATATTCTGATGAATATGTTGAATTAATTGGTTGGTTAGTCACAGAAGGAAATTATAGTAAGGGACGAGATATTAGAATTTATCAGAATATAGGCCCAAAAGCAGATCGTATAAGAAATTGTCTAACAGTCTTGAATTTAAATTTTAAAGAACACTTACGTGGTGATAAAAATCTAAGTTTCTCTATATCAAGGAAAGATTCTGCAGATATTATAAAACAATTTCCTGACAAGAATTTAACCATGGAATTCCTTTTGGAATTAACTAGAGATCAACGGGAATTATTGATTAATACTATGATTGACGGAGATGGGTGGAGAAATGGATCATATCGTAGATATGTACAAAAGAATAAGGACCATATTGATTTATTTCAGGCATTGTGTGCTATGACTGGACATAGATCTAATATTCATTGTGGTTCTCATATGTCGTTTAATAAAATGACCTCATATTATACCATGAATATCTTCACTGATCGAAAAAATCAAACCAATGTTGCATGTTTGAATTTACATGGAGGTAAAGATAATGGAAGATCCAATCTTGGTTCAGGAAAAATATATCATCCCAACAAACCAACTACCTATTATAAAGGTAAGGTATGGTGTCCCGAAACAGAATATGGATGTTTTATGGCTAGACGAAATGGAACCGTATATCTCACTGGAAACACATACAATGATGAAATGAAGAATCAAGCTCTAATGCATTTAATTCAGATAGGATTACAATTTGATGAAAGTAAGAGTGAAAATCCATTCGCATATTACACAGCAAGCATCACAAATTCCTTTACTCGCATCTTAAATATAGAAAAAAGACATCAAAATGTTCGAGATGATATTTTAGAAATGAACGGACGAACTGCTAGTTATACCAGACAAGGAAGAAACAACGATAGTATTTCTGGCGGAGGTAGTTATGAAGAATGACCATTGTCAAATGATTATATTGCTCTAACCAAACCTAATAACTATAATAATTAAACATGTTTAATAAAGCTGCTTTTATGACAGACATACACTTTGGTTTGAAATCAAATAGTCAACAACACAATCAAGATTGTTTAGATTTTGTCACTTGGTATGTTCAACAAGCTAAAGAACAAGGATGCGATACGGGATTCTTTTTAGGTGATTGGCATCATAATCGAAGTTCACTAAACATCACAACATTGAATTATAGCATTCAAGCTTTGGAAATTATTAATTCATATTTTGACAATTTTTATTTCATCACAGGTAATCATGATCTTTATTATCGAGATAGAAGAGATGTTGCCAGTGTAATATTTGCAGACAAATTTTCTAAGATAAAATTAATCAATCAACCATTTACTAAAGATGGTGTAACATTGTTGCCTTGGATGGTCAATGATGAATGGAAAAATGTCAAAAAAATAAAATCTCCATATATATTTGGTCATTTAGAATTGCCACATTTCATGATGAATGCTATGGTTGCTATGCCAGATCATAATGAATTAAATGAAGATCATTTTACACACCAAACACAGGTTGTTAGCGGTCATTTTCACAAACGTCAATCTAGGGGAAATATAATGTATATGGGTAATTGTTTTCCACATAATTATGCAGATGTCAATGATGATGACCGTGGAATGATGATACTTGATTATAATGGACCAACACAATTTATTTCATGGCCAAATTCTCCCAAATATAGAATCATGAAACTTAGTGAAATGCTTAGTGATCCAGAAAAATTATTGATTAATAATGCATATATTAGAGTTGAAATAGATATTGAAACTAGCTACGAAGAAGCAAATTTTATTAAAGAAACATTTGTCAACCAATATAAACTACGAGAATTAAGCTTAACACAATCAAAACATAATGGGGATATATTAGATAGT